ATGTGTCGCAATTGAAGGATCAGGCGGGGCTATAGCGTCATTTTGGCGCTTGCGAAAGCCGTTTCGCCTGCGTATTTCCGTCCGTGGGACACCCCTCCCAACGAGGGGCGGTGTTCATAGCTTGTTTTCCTTTTGTTTACTATTGGTTACGGATTTTCCACCAATACTCTGTGTCCGATTTGTGTCAAAAAGCGCGTTGGTGACGGTCTTATCCTTCATGGCGTGCGCGTATGTGCGCAGTACGGTTGTCGCGTCTTTCCAGCCGCCGCGTTCGGCGACAGTTTTGGGGTCAAAGCCCAGATGCAGCATCGACGTTGCAAAGCCGTGGCGGCAGCAATGTGGGGTCAGGCGTTCGATCTGCGCCCGTTTGATCACGTTGTTCCAAGGCCCGCGAACGCTTCCCCGCCCGGCATAGCCAAACACCCGTTCATCGGGATTTCGGTTGCTGGGGATGCTAGCAAGCGCGACAACTACGTCCGGTGGCAGATGCGCGGTGCGCGTCCACGGGGTCGGCTTGAACAGATGCAGTTCTACGGTCGCGGCACTGATATCAACATCGCGCCAGATCAAATTGCACGATTCACCAACCCGCGCGGCGGTCGCAAACATGAACAGGCAAAGCGCGCCCAGATGCGGTAAGCCGTCTTGATCTGCCTGTTCGGCAAATGCCTGCACCCATTCAGAAGTCGCGGGTGTCTTTTCCTCGGGGTTCTCGGGATACCGCTTTACAGAAATTCTGTGGCACCAGCCCAACTCCGCTGCATGGTTGATTGCCGCCTGCGTTGGCTTGATAACCTGCCGGTTCCATGTCGGCTCGTTTGCATTGGGATATATCCTTTTTGCCGCCTGACGAATTACCTCAGGCCGGATGTCTTCGACCGGCTTATCCTTCCAATAATCCGCCAGACGCATCAGGAACCTTTCCGACTTGTCAGCATCCAGATAGGCGGTGAAAACCTGCGCCATTGTCAGACCCGCCCCTGGCCCATCGAAACGACGTTGCCACGCCCTTTGTTCGATTTCCGCTTTGACCCTTTCGGCGCGGGCTTTTTCAGTCGCGCCTGTAGTGCCGCGTAATTGCCTTCCGGCAACGGATCCCCGGTAGTGCCAGATTTTGCCGCGCAGATAGAGTTTGAGTGGCATTCCATCGCCTTCATAAACATTTCGACATGGTGATCACGCATGACCACCTTGCCGCCAATTTTGCAGTAGCAACCAAGCGCCCGCACTTTATCCTGCACATACCTCGGCGATGCGCCAAGCTTTTCCGCCAGTTCGACGGGTGTCGTGGTTTCGGGGATGATTGAGTGACGGTTAACCATCGCCGTCCTCCCGCCCAGACTCCCGCTGGCCCAGCTCGGTCATGTTGAGCGGTGACAGGTATTCGTCGCCGTCGTCAATTTCGCGCAAGTTTTCCCAACCGCGAATCTCGTTTGGCGACAACCACCCCCATTCCCGCCCGATGCGGTACGCCTCATAGCGCGCCTTCTGGTCGCCCCTGAGCAATCCTGCCAGGTCATGTTCAACAAAGAACCGCTTGCGGCCCTCTGCGGTCAGCAGGGCGGCATTCATGGCCTGTTCCATCCTGCGGGCCATCGGGGCCAGACACCGCACCACCAGCGCGCGGCTTTCACCATCTACGTTGGAATATGTGGCGTTATCGGTGATCCCGACAACCGTGGGCGGCACACTGAATATCCGCGCCACGTCCATGTTGGTCAGCTTGCGGCTTTCCAGAAACTCGGCATCCTTGGAAGACAGCGCGAAGGGTTTCCAATCCACGCCACCGTCCAGAACCAGAATGCCAGAGGTCGTGGCCTGACTTTCAATGCGTACCCGCAGCTTTTCCAACGCATCCTCTTTGCCAGACCCGGAAATACTTTCTCTTTGCCAGACCCGGAAATACTTTGCGGAAAGATCAAACCACCCTCGGGGCGGAATGCCTTTTGCGCCTGCTTCGCCGCCTGATCTTGCTGACACAGCGCCAGACCAAAAGTTTCACGGGCCATTTGTATCGGGGAAAGCCCCATGATTCCATCCGGGGCAAGGCGATAACGCAGGTGCAGCATTTCCTCTTGCAAGTGGATTGAGCCGCGCCCTTTCTGGTCGGATACGCGATAGCGCAAACGGCCACTTTCCAGCTTTTCAACCGCGACCAGGGCCGGGTTGAGCGGATACAGCGCCACCACCTGGCCGCGCCGGTTGATTTCGATGCGCGCATAGGCGTTGCCGTTGGTCAGCAGTGCCCAGATCAGATATTCGCGCCCCTCAAATGCGGTCATTTGGGGGTTGAACATATCGTGCATCACGCCAAAAAGCGGCACAGTTGTCGCTTTGTCACGGCCCCCATTTTCAGCTCGTTGATAAACGTTCAATGGCATCGCCGCCAAGTTCTGACTGATAACGGAAATGCAAGACTGTGCCACCGCCAGACCAGAGGCGCGGGCGGTATCAACATATCCGTTCACGCTGCTTTGCTGGCCCAGATACTCGGCAAGATACGGATCAGAGGTGGCAACGTCGCGGCGTTCGCGACCAAACCAATTTGAAAAAGGCCAGTTCATGTCAGCAACTCCAGAATTTGCAGCTTTCTGACGGCGCAGGCCAAGGCCGGTTGGTTTGTATGCTTCGATCTGGCGTTGATCACCGTGCCCTCGTATGCTGGGAAGGCCGCAACCACGCTGATTTCGAAAAGGTCCACCGCCCGCAGCTCGCGCTGGTTGCCGTCCAAATGTTCATCCCGAACTGTAAACCCAAATGACATTCCGCCCAGATCGCCGCGTTCGGCCAGTGTCAGCACATCGCGGCCCGCTTGCGTGTCTGGAATGTCCAGATCAAAGGCAAGGCCGCGCGTGTCCTGAGATAGCCGCAGGGTGCCGGAGCGAGTTCGCGCCAGCAGGCGGGACGGGTCATGATCTACCAGAGCCAGAATGTCAGCCCGGTTGGCCAGTGTTTCAGTGAAAGCGCCTGGTGCGATGGTTTCCACCAGGTCTCCACCAATGCGGGCTTCGGTTCCAAACAGGGCTGCATAGCCTTGCAACTTGCGCCCCTTGGCCCGCACCTCGGCGGTCTCAAATGATCGTTTTTCCAGTGTCACAGGCTTATACTCCGATATGGGGCAATCAAGCGTGCGACCCCCAGCGGGGTCACAAATGTTTGCACGTCAGAAACGGCCTCTGCATTTGTGAAGAAATGCGCGACCAGCATCAGAACCGCATGGTGCAACGCTGGCGGAAGCGGATCGGCAGTCATATCAACGTCGATCGACTGCAAGTGACCCACCGCCGCGTCAATCTGGTTTTGGATCATGTTATCTTGATCATCTGACGTGATGCGCAGATGGTCCTTAGCTTCCGCCAGCTCCACCATTAGTCGATCTCCGCGTAGCGGAAGCCTTCGGGGTGGCGCACCACCACGTCAGCATCCAGAAAGGCATGCAACAACGCGCCGCCCTTGCTGGCAACATCGGCGTGGTAAGGGTTGATCAGCAGATCAACACCGGACCAGTAGCCGATATACAGGCTGGCCCACTCACCGTAGATCAGGGCGTTCTTGTCGCTGCCGGTGCCAATGTCATCGGGCACCTGGGTAGAGCTTTCAACCCGCTCACCGTGGAACAATTCGGCCAGCGGGATCACCCGCCCGTCAGCATCCTTGATCTTGCGAGCGGCGTTCATCACCCCGGTGTTGGTCAGAAAACCTGTGGTGCCGGTCACATTGTCGGTTTCCAGCGCCGCGATCAGATCGGCGGTAATGTCAGAGGTGAAGACACCCCCGGTCACGGTCAGAACGTCCGTATCCGCCAGAATTCCGGTCGGCTCGTTTGTGCCGCCACCGCGCAGGGCGGCACCGTCCAGCGCCTGTGCCAGCATATAACCCAGATCGGCGCGCAGTATCGGCTCCAACGCCTGATTGGACTGCAACAGCATCCGGCGGGACAATTCGTATTCGGCAGTGACAGTTTTGGGGGCCATGCTCTTTTTGGCAAAGGTGGCATCAGAACGGGCGGAGTCGGTGTGTTCTGCAACCCAGCCCGCCGTGCCGGAACCCGTCAGGCGGGGCAGGTCCAGATTGCCGGTCAGGCTGCGAAGGATAGTTGCGCCCATCATTTCCATTTTCAGGGCGGCGCGGCGTCGGTCGGTCATTGCCGCCAGATCGGTGGACACCAAATTGCCAGCGGTGCCGGTAGTGATCAGGGCGCGGGTCTCGCCGGGTAAAATATACTCAGTGGGAGCCATCAAGCCGCGCACTTCACGACCTTTGGACAATTCCTGATGCCATTCTCCTTCCAGACCGGTCGCCTGCCCGCCAGATCGGTGCTCCGACAGGGCTTTGGACAGGGAATATCCTTGCAGAGTGGGCGCATGGGCATTGCCACTAACAGTTTCGCTGCGGGCTTCGTCGCGCTCCCAACCGGCCAACTTTTCGGCATTGTCAATCTGGGTGGTGATGTTGCGTGCTTCGGCGTCCAGCGCGTTGAAGCGGTTGAGCTTTTCAGGGGTTTCGCCGTTGGCCAGCATATCATCGGTGATTTGGCGCATTTCGGCGATTTTCTTGCCGCGTGACTCTTGCAGGTCACGAATTGTATTAGGAGACATCTTGATTCCTTCATTGGGATTTAGGGTCGAAGGTCAGCGCGGACGAAGTTTGCAGACAGAGACCGCGCTGGCCGGTTAGCTTTGGAAAATCGTGCCCCCCTTGTTCATTCGCAGGTCGTGAATTCGGTCGGCGCATTTTCTCGTGGCCAAAGACATGTTGATCCGTAGCAAACTGGTCGAGTTGTATATGGCATCACGATATTCATTAATGACATCGAGACTGAACTCGCCCGTGTCCATATTGATTCTCGGATCGTCGATGACCGGTTGGATAAGCTTGTTTGAAGGATCGTTTTTAGGGAGAATTCGGCAGAAAGGATCAGGCCCAAAAGGAACAGTATTTTTGCCCCAGACCATATTCATTTTGTGCTTTTGATTATGCAAGTCGATGGAAACAAGCGCGCCATCTGCAATCAGAAGAACCTTGTCATAATCCCATGCGTTGAAGCCACTATAGCTTTGGATGCCTTGTGATTTCAGGGCATGGTGCAGCCAGAATTCAAACTCATAGTTCCCGGCCCCTGGAGTCCAGACGTCCAATTTCTTGATTTCGTCGTGGGAAAAATTGCGCAGACCCGACATATAACCAAAGCCAAAGTCATAATGCATCCAACGCATTTCTTGAGACATTTTTGCGGCGTGCAACAACGGAAGGCCTGCCCCCAAGAAAGCTCCTATCAGCGCAAAATGTACTAACCCCGTTAGATCATACAGGTTATCTGGCATCCATTGATTGGCCTCAGGGGCCAACCCATTGTCTCTGATGACTTGCAGGTTTCGCATACTTATGCCTGTGCCGTGGCTGATCTCGCCCGACGTGAAATTCTCAGGGTTGGTATGCTTCGGTCGAGCCATGCTCTACCTGTAACTCACATGTTGCGTGAATTCAATAAAAAACATTTAGTGTGAGAAGTGAATTCATCTCACGTCTACCGGTGATTTTGCGCCGCTTCTGCATGGCGGGCATCCCACATACGGGCCATTTGCTTCTCGCAGAGGTCAACTTTTTCCCGCGCAGTTTCGACCAAAGCCCACAACGCAGCATTTTCTGGGGCGCTGCTATTGGTATCTTCCCGGTCCGTCAGATGATCGTGCAAGGCAAAGAGGGTGCCTCGGATCATATAGAGCTGATGATCGGCTTCCGCAGATTCTTCACGGTATGAAGTAGGCAAACTAGTTGCGCCCTCACATGTGCAGCCCTTGGTCATGACAACACATCCAGATCGTCGGCCAGTTTCCTTGCCTTTTCCAGCGCGACTTCGGTAATTGCAAAGCGGACACTGTCAAACCGTTTGCCCTCATTTGTCAGCAGGTCGATTGCTTCAACTATTTCGGCCAAGATTACTGCGTCGTGCTGGCAATCGGTTATGGTGGCGTTTGCGGGCAAACCGGTAGCGGTCGCACAAATGCGGCTTTTGGTCATTGTTTTGGTCTCCGGTTGTGGTAATGTTCTATATGGGACCATAGGGAATGTTCTATTTTGGAACAAGAGAAAAATGTGTTGGCCAATCAGTTGAGGGCTGCGCGTGCAATTCGTGGACTGTCTCAAGCCAAACTCGCCAAGTTGGCAGACGTTTCTTCAATGACGGTGAAACGCGCTGAGGGGTCAGGCAAACCATATCCCTCAGAGGGGGCGGTGGCTGCCATCCGCAAGGCTCTTGAGGAGGCCGGGGTGGAGTTCATCGACGAGAACGGCGGTGGGGCTGGTGTAAGATTGAAGAAGGGAAGTCATCAATGAACATTGTAATCACGAATATCGAACGGCGAAAAAAAGATGGTGGTGTTGCGAACATCCTCATGCATGTTGATGTTGAGAACGATCTCGTTTCGGGTGTTTCTGGAAAATTTGTTGTAGCTCAGATGATAAAGGACACGGCAGCGCTTCCTGAAAACTTAGAGGAACTGTGTCGCAAAAAAATTCTCAAACTTCTCGATCTAGATGACACCGAGAAATAGTCCGTAAAATAGCGCGCCGCGCCCAGAGGAGTCCGGGCCGCGCGCTGTCGGGGTTTTCCCACTCACCAACTAACGGGGATGATTTGCGGCATGAAAAGTCGCAAGGCACATCCAACCTTATCCCATCAACTCTGCCAAACATGCGGGCATGGCCTCTTCGCCTTCCCGGTCGACCGCCGCCAGCGCCATAGCCAGCGCCACCATGCCGTCGATCCGCCCGCTGGACTTGTTCTTTGCCAATTTCCGATTCCCTGCCGGGTCCATTTCCACCACTGCGTTGGACGCGCAGAAGGTCAGGATCGGGTTGCCCGCGTGGCGCAGGCACGCCTCGGCCACCAGACGCTCCATCTTGTCCAGCGCCGGGGCCATGTCGCGGAACCCCTGGCCAAACGGCTCCAGCGGTGGTCCTGCGCCAATCCGGTCTAGTTCTCGTTTCAGATCCTCGATGCGCCAGCGGTCATAGGCGATGCGCTGAACGTCATAGGTGTCGCAGTATTCGGCAATGGTGTCGGCCACAAATGACGGATCGACCACAGCGCCGGGGATCAGCGTCAGGAACCCTTGCTTGGCCCACAGGTCATAAGGCACCCTGTCCAGCTCTGCCTTGTCCCTGATACCGCGTTCGGGCAGGAAGAACCGGGGCAGCACGTCAAAGCCGCCCGCATCGTCGGGGAACACCAGCACCAGCGCCGTCAGGTCGCGTGATTGCGACAAGTCCAACCCGGCCCAGCATTCCCGGCCGACCAGGGCGTCATAGTCCACAGCACCGCCGTTGGCATCCCATTCCGCCTTGGCCAAAAACCGCACATGGGCGTCAACACGTTGGTTCAGGATCAGATTGCGAAACCCCTGTTCAGCGGCTGGCATCCGCTTTGCCTGCGCCGCCTGGCGCTGCACATCGTCCAAGGAACGAAAGTCACCCAAGGCCGGGTTTGCCTTTAGCCATGTTTCTTCGCACCACGGGTCGTCGTCATCATCAGCGCCGTAGAAAGTCAGGTGAAAGCTGGGGTCATCGACTTCACCGGAATTGACCTTTTTGCCGTAATCCACCAGCTCGGACATGACGGCATGATCGCTTGCCGCCTGGGTGCTGATCACACACAGCAGGGGGTTGTCGCGGGCACCCATGGCGGTGTCCAGCGCCTCGTACAGATCACGCTTGGGGGCGGTGCCAAGTTCGTCGTAGATGGTGAAGCTGGGGGACAGGCCCTGCTTGGTGCTGGCATCGGCAGAGAGGGCCGCAAAGATCGAGCCTTTGCCAGCGCCGGTCAGCACCTCGATCCGCTTGCTGAACTTCACTACGTTGACGCGGGCATCCAGTTCCGGGTGTTCGTCGAGGATCGCGACCATTTCCGCGAAGGTTTTGCCCGATTGGGTTTTGTCATTCGCGGCGGCGTACACCTCGCCCCGGTTTTCGGCCTCGGGGCCCAGCAGGTGGCACAGGCCAAGACCGGCCACCAGCTGCGTCTTGCCGTTCTTGCGGGCCATTGACAGGACCGCAGTGCGCACCGGGCGGCGTCCGGTATCGTCTTCGCTGTAGACCGCTTCCAGAAAGTCGCGTTGCCAGTCGCGAATGCGCAGTTTGGTGCCCGCCAATGAACCTTGGGTGATCGGCAGGTCTTCGAGAAACGCCACCACGCGGTCAAGACGCGACAGGCCGGGTTCATCCCATGGAAGGACGCTGCGAAGGGCTGACACCTCGTGCTGGGCGAAGCCAAACGCGCCTTGTTCGGTGTTACCCACCACCGCCAGTTTTGGCTTTGCGCCGTGCCCTCTCAGTCCCATTTTTCAAAATCCAAATTAAGTAAACGCGCGTCTTTGCCATCGGTCTCCAGCATGGCTGATTCTCGTGATTTCAAGGCCCCCCACTCCACCACCCATCCGCAGGATCAATGGGGTTGCCATGCGCATCGCAACCTTTGAAGCGGCGACCGGCGGCGTTGCCATGAGTACGATCAAAACCAGAGGTCTTCTCGTTGTGGCAGCGCTCGCAGAGCGCCATGAGGTCAGCAAGAACGGGGTAAGGGTCGCCGCCCTGGCTGATCGGCGTCACGTGGTCCACTGTGTTGGCCAGCTCTGTCCTGCCCCGTTTCTCACAAACCAAACAGACCGGGCATTCGTCCAGCTTGGCCTTTCTGAGCTTCTGCCATTTGCTCGTGCAATAGGGCCATTTCGCCATCACGCCACCGTCCGCGACAGTTCGGCCATTTCATAGGCAATCTCGCTCTTTTCCTCGTGAAAGCGATGCGGGTAGCGGTGATCGGGGCGCAGTCGTTCAACACGTCGCACCAACTCTTGCAGCACCTCACGGGCGTTCGGCTTCGACTGGTCGCGGATCAGGCGTTCACTGCGCTGCATGGCGGTTCGCCTCCATGTCCAAGACTGTTTCAAAGAAATGCCGTGCCTCACCCTTTCCGGCTTCGCAGGTTGGGGGCAGTTTGCCGGGAAGGCTGAAATAGATTTCCCGTCCTTTCTCAGCCTTCCGACTTATCGGCAGGTGGCACAGTTTCGGGAAACCCTCACGCTCCAGCCATTCGGCCCAACGGTTCAGCGATGAATGGTCCGATATTGGCAGAACGCGCAGACCGGGCACAGCGGATCCGATAAATCGGTGATCCTTAAACCGTTCGAAGATCGGCGATAGCAAGGCTGGTGGTGGTCCATCAGCGTTCGCCCGCTCCCTTTGTTCTAAAGATTGTTCATCCTTATAATGCGAGGGGATAATTTGCCCCCCCTTTTGCTGTAAATCATCCCCCCTTTTTTCCACTTGCGCGGGTTGATTTGCCGCCCCTTTGCGGGCACGAAAAGCGATGATTTTTCCGGGTGCCAGAAGCTGCATATTGGGTGCTTTCCCGCGCCCGCCATTGCCTGTTGCCATCAGCCATCCGGCGTTGCGCAGTTCCCTCAGGACACGCTTTACCGTGTCGCGGTGCACCTTGAGGTAGTCGGCCAAGGTCTCTTGCGATGGGTTTATCTGGCCGGTTTCACCGTTAGCAAATTGCAATGCAAGAGCTGTAGCCACGTTCTTAGCGGTCGCGGTCAGCCCTTCGGCCTGCATTACAGCCTTGGCCCATTCGAAACGGTTGATTGATGCGTTACCCATGATGCACCTCACGGGTTGTGCGCAGGGCGAAAATCATGGTAAACAAGCTGCGAAAACAGTCTGTTTTTCTATGTGTATTGACCTCGGTTGCGCCCGCCAGCGCACCGGGGTTTTTCCTTGCCACATCGCGGACAAAACCAGAACCGCTTGTGTCAATTTTGTGCCCATCCTGCCTGCACGTTCCTGCATCGTTCTGCAAGGTGCTGCGCGAACCTGCATAGCAAGTGCTTTTGTGTATTGATGTTTTCTTGGGGTTTGAGTATCCCGGCAAGTGGGACACCCCTCCCCAACGAGGGGCGCTTATCTGGAAGGATAGCACAAATGGCTATTGAACACCCGGCAACGCGGCCGGCTAATCCGCGTTTCTCCT